TCGAGGGGTCGCACAACCCGAACGGAGAGAACATGACGCACGCAACCCGAGTCGCTCACATTCGCAAGACGCGCACCTTCGAGAAGCTCGCCGACGGTACCTTCCGCGCCCGCTGGCTCAATTCCGACGGGGTGACCGACTTCACCGCCCCGATCGTCGGGACCTTCGACGCGGTGAAGTACGGGGCCTCGAGCCGCTTCGGGCACTTCAACTATCAGGACGAAACCGACACCTTCCGCGAGATCCTCGAGGCGGTGCGGCCGTGAGTCGCTACGGCTCGAGCCCGGAGCGGTCTCTCGACCCGCCGGAGCCGAAGACGCCGCCCTCGGGTGACAAGGTGATCTACGTCGAGCGCCCGATCCCGAACGTCGAGACCGAGGAAGGCGAGGGGATCGCGGACTGGATCGAGCTCGCCGTCGACGTCAACTTCGACGAGGGCCGGGTGTTCTCCGCATACCTCGAGGGAACGGACGACGAGATCGCTCTCACTCCTGGCGAGATCGAGAACGCGGAGGTCGACTGGTCGGAAGACTGCGCGGCCTTCCCGGACGAACGCGACGACTCCGACCGGGACCTCGACCGATGATCGCCGCGTGCGCGACGTGCGGCGGGTTCCCTGGAGCGGTCACCCCGGCGGCCCCAGCGCTTCACGGGTTCGGCTCTCCGGCCCGGTGCGACTGTCCGGTCGAGCCTCGCGAGGCGACCGAGGCGGAGGAAGCCGCGGCCTTCGACGAGGCGGAGAGCATCGGAGCTCTCCCGTCGTTCGTGCTCGCGAAGCGCGTCCTCGTCGCGCGCGTGCCGCTCGGTCCGTTCCTCGAGGAAGTCGAGCAACGCGCCCGGGTCGAGCGCCTTCTGTGTGTTCGGAATAAGGGGACCGGCGGCCTCCCGGGCAACTGGCTCTCGGTCTACCCGCTCGGTCCCGACCGCCGGAACGAGCTCTCGATCTCGATCTTCGGAAAGGGAAGCTGGATCCTTTCGCTTCAAGTTCAGGGGTCGCCGGGTACTCCGACCGACGAAGATCGGGAGAACCCCGATCGAGCGCTCGATCTCGGCGCCATGGGTGCACACCTCGCGCGCGTGCTCATGGGCGCACACCTCCGGACCCCGCGGGTCTCGTACCTCGAGGCGCTTCCCTCCGACGAGATCCCGTTTTGAAGCCGCTCGACGAGGCGCAACGGAAGGTGATCGCGGACCGCCTCCGCGAGTTCTCTCCCTGGCTCGACGAGCCCGCGATCGCGCGCGCGATCTTCGCCCTCTCGCCGGTGCGTCCCGCCGGCGAGGTGTGCGCGTTGTGTGGCTTCGACCTCTCGACCCGGCCGGTCCTCACGACGACGATCAATCCGGCCTTCTCGCGGAAGATCTCCGAGGAGGTCGATCGGGAATTCGCACGCGACCTCGAGAACCGCTTCGCGCGGGTCGATCGCGAAGTCGGCGAGCGCGCCTCTGCTCGAGCTCGGTCGCCGGCGGCTGGGGATCCCCCGACGACGATCGCGAAGCGGGTCCGAATGAAGCCGCGCCAGGTCGTGATCTCCGCCAGGGTCGAGGGCTCGCACGGTCCGCCGCTCGACGTTCCCGAGGCTCTCTTCCGGTTCTGCGCGAAGTGCGTCGACCTGGCGAAGCCGTGAAGCCCGGAGCGCTGATAGGGTGATCTTCGAGGCGCGAGGCCTCGAGGAGAGTCACCCATGGGCGCGAAGCCCGCGAAGGGCAAACCCGCGAAGGGTCGGCCGTCGCTTTACAGTCCGAAGGTCGGCGGGAGGATCATCGAGCGGATCCTCGCCGGCGTGAGCTTCGAGGCCGCGGCGAACTCCTGTGGCGTGCTTCGGTCAACACTCTGGAATTGGATCAAGCTCGGACAGCGCGCGCTTCGAGAAGCCGGCGACGAGCTCGCGCGCCCGATCCCCGACTCGCTTCACGGGTGGGACCCGCCGGACCTGGCGACCTTCTCGGAGGCGATCCAGTTCGCGCGCGGTGAGGCTCGAGCGCTTCACGAGGCGAACTTCGCGCGGCATGCCCGGGTCGACTGGCGGGCCTCGTACGCGTGGCTGCGCCATCGGGCAACGAAGGCTTGGGGCGACTCGCCGGAGAACGACGACGAGGCACCTCCCCGGAAGCGCCCGAAGCTCGAGCCCGTGACCTCCCTCGGGACCGACCTCACGACCGAGATCGACGCGGCTCGAGCTCGCCTGGGCGCCCTCCGGGAGATCATCGCGCGCGGCGGTACCGGAGCTCTCCCGCTCGATCGCGCTCTCACCCTCGAGGCGATCACGATGGGAGCGATCGGCCGGCTCGTGAAGGCGCAGTTCGAGGTCAACCCGGGAGCCGGAAAGGCCGGCGACTTCCGGATCTCGATCGACCTCACCGAAGGCGCGGCCGCGGTCGACCTCGGTCCTCGGGTGCCGAACCTCGAGGCCGGGAACGGCGGGAAGTCTGCGCGGAAGCCGATCGAGACCGAAGCGAAGCGCAAGCCGATGGTCGATGGCTCCGGGTGGGATGAACCGTGAGCGAACTCGGGAACCTTGACGCGGCGCGCGCGGCTCGAGCGGGAGCGCTTCGGCTCGACCCGGGCCCGATGCGCTTCCTTCTGGCGAAAGAGCCGGTCGTCGTCGCCTCCGCCGGCATCCGCGGCGGGAAGACTCACACGGGTGCGATCAAGGCACTGATCCACGCGTTGAACAATCCGACGGCGCCGGACGAGTATCACGTGGTCGCCTCGCCGACCTACCCCATGTCGAAGGTCCCCCAGGAGAAGTTCTTCCGGCTCCTCTACGACCCGACGATCTTCCCGGTCTCCCCGCTGATCCGCTTCTACAAGTCCGATCGGGTCTTCGTACTCGCGTGCGCTGGCGGGCAGACTTCGCGCGTGAAGATCGTGAGCGCTCACGATCCCGATCGCTGGCGCGGCTTCAAGTGGCGATCGGGTTGGCTCGACGAGGGCGCGTACATGCACGCGTACGCGTGGGAAGTCGCGCAGGGTCGCCTCGTCGACTCCGCCGGGCCCGCGTGGATCACGACGACGCCGGCCGGGTACAACTGGATCTTCGAGCTCTACGAGAAGGCGAAGACCGACGACTCGATCCGCTTCGTGCACTGGAAAACGAGCGAGAACACGCACATCCGACAGGATCGGCTCGCGGCTCTCGCGGCTTCCTTCGACTCCGAGACCGCGGCTCAAGAACTCGGCGCCTTGTTCGTGAAGTCGGGCGGGCTCGTATACCACGCGTTCACCGCGGCGAACGTCGCGCCCGCCAGGTTGAACCCGACCGCGGAGCTCCTGATCGGCGTGGACTTCAACGTCAACCCCATGAGCGCGGTCCTCACTCAGAAGTTCACGACGCGCGAGGGGCTCGAGGGGCTTCACGTGATCGCAGAGAAGTACCTCGACGACGGCGATACGTACGGGCTCATGGTCTGGCTCGTCGAGTTCTGCAAGGTGAACGGCGTCCCGCGCTCGAAGGTGACGATCTACCCGGACGCCAGCGGCCGCGCGGGCTCGACCTCCGGCAAGTCGGACCTGCAGATCATCCGAGAGGCCGGCTTCGCGATCGATGCACCGCGCGCGAACCCTCGAGTGCGCGACCGCGTGAATTGCGTGAACGGTCTCCTGGCTCCGCAACTTCTCCGCTTCCCGCGGCTCATGGTCGATCCCGAATGCGTCGTGTTGATCGATGCGCTCGAGCACCAGAACAAGGATCCGAAAACGGGAGCGCCCGACAAAGAGCACGGACACGATCACCCGGTCGACGCTCTCGGGTACGTGTGCCACCGACGCTACCCGCTGAGACTGACGACCGGACTTGCGGCATAGTGCCCTCATGCGCTTCCTCACGATCACGGAGTTCCGAACCGCTGTGCAGGCTTTCCAGTCGGGGACGACGCTCCTCGTCGACGGCGGACAGGTTCCTCCGCTCGACCCGAAGGGACTCGGCGGGGACTTGAACGAGGTGATCGAAGCCGTGAAGGCCTTCGCGAACTCGCCGGCCGATGCGAAGCGCCGCGACGACTCGCTCCGCAAAGATCGGATGCTCTCGAACGAGTTCAAAGACGACCTGATCGGTCTCTGCAAGCTCGCGTTCCATCCGAAGACCTACGAAAACTTGAAGCTCACCCTGCACACCTCGACGAACCTCCTCGTCGAGATCGTCGGGAAGCTCTCGGCTCTCTACGACGCGCACCCGAAGCGCTACCTGCGGAAAGAGAAGCCCGACACAGCGAAGGGCGATCCCCGGGACGCGGCCGATCTGAAGTCGCGGAAGCTCGTCGAGGAAGAACCGCCAGGTCCGAAGCCCGCCAGCGTCGAGGAGCTCGCCGGTCGGTCGATCCTTCCCGCTCCCGAGGAGCCGACGGACTCGGAGAACGATCCGGAGTTCGAGGCGCTTCTCTCCTGGCTCGACCTCGAGGACGACGACGAGGAAGGTGACGCATTCGAGGCGATCGCGCGTTGCTCACACCTCGACGTCTACCTGCAGAAGATCGAGCGCCTCGCGCGCGCGCATCCGTGCGTCTGGGTGCGGCCGCACGTCTGCTACGACTCCGACGCGATCGGTAAGCCCGTCGAGATCTCCGGGCGTCTCGAGTTCGTCGTGTACACGCCGGCGACGGCGGGGATCCTCACCGACCCGGAGAACCCGGCGATCGCGCGCGCGTTCTACTACTTCGCCCAGGAGGTCTCCGGCGGCCGGCTCGTCTCGGTCCTTCACGTGTACACGACGACGGCGCACGTGAAGCTCGACGCGGAGTTCAAGCCGATTGGGCCCGTCGACCTGAATCCCCTCGGTCGCCTCCCGGTGACGAAGTTCGAGATCGACCTCCCGATCAACGGCTACTACTGCAAGGGGATCGGGGACGACCTCTACGACGCGACCCTTGAGCTCTGCCTGTTGAAGTCGATCCAGAATCAACGCGCGAAGGACACCGCGTTCAAGCAGTTGGCGATTCAGGGAGACCCGAAGAACCTCCCCGCCGATCAAGTTATGGGCGGCGCGGCGCCGATCATTCTCGGGGAAGGGATGACCGCTTCCGTGCTCGATCTCTCGCCCGATCTCGAGACTTGGACGAACCTTGTACGCGAGCGCGCGAAGGACATTCAGACGAAGTACGGGATCACCGTCGAGAGCGAAACGAGCGGCGGACCCGAGAGCGGATACGCAAAGAAGCTCAAAATGGCGGCGGTCCTCCGCGAGAACAAGCGGGTGCGGCCTCACTTCCTCCGCGGCGAGAAGGATCTGTTCGAGCTCGTCGGCCGGATGCTCGAGATCTCCCCGGTCCCCGAGATCCCTCCCGTTCCCGACGGTGATCTCGTAATCGATTTCGTCGAGCCGACGATCGACGAGAATCCGAAAGAGCAAGCCGAGATCGACGCGCAAGAGATCACCCTGGGCACCACGAACGTGATCGAGATCCTCGCGCGGAAGAACCCCGACCTGTCGGAGCCGGAGCTCGCGCGGATGGCTTACCGGAATCGCCTCATCAACGAAGCGCTCACGCCCTCGAAGGCGGACCGCCTGATCGACTACCTCTCACTCGGAGCGAAGGCCAATGCCGTTCAAGGGATCCCCGCCATCGAAGGCTCAACCCCTCCCCCTGGCGCACCCGCCGGCGGAACCCCTGGCGCACCCGGAAAGCCCCCCGCCTCCGGGAAGCCGGGCGCCGGCGCACCTCCGCCTCGTTCGGGCGATCCTCGATCGGCAAAGTGACGAAGCGGCCCTCGTCGAGAGCGTAGGAGCTCGAGCCGATGACCTGGCGCGGCGGATCTCGGAGGGAGCTCGAGCCCTGATCGTCCGGGCCTCGAGCGGAGCGGTCAACCCCGCGACCGCGCGCGCGGCCTTCGTCGCCTTGTTCCGGGCCCTTCACCTCGTCGAGCTCGCCAGGGCGGCGCCGGAGGTGCTCGACCTCCTCGACACGGCCGTGACCGAGGAGCTCGCCGCGTTCAAGGCGGCCGGGACCGGAGTCGCACCAATTCAGGCGGCCGAACGTGTTGCCCGTGAGCTCGAGAGGAGAGCCGATGCCAACCCGAAGCCCTAGCGTTCTCCGCTCGAGGCCGCGCGTTGCTCGAGCTCTCACGGGCCGCGGCGCCCTCCCGAAGCTCGAGAACTTGATCGACAAAACGCCGGCGGAGCTCACCGCGACCCTCGCCAGATTCGGGATCGAGCCCGACATGGCCGCGATCGAGCGCGCGGCGAATCGCGCCTTCGATCCGATCGAGCGGTTGATCTCGAGGGGCCAGGTCCCCGACGACGCGGCCTGGGCGAACATCGAGACCGACCTCAACCGCCGGGTGAAGAACTCCCTGCGCGACATGACCCGAAGCGCGATCCGGCTCTACCGGTTGAAGCGCTCGGAGCTCGAGGGCGGGGATCAGATCTGGATCGCCGCGCTTCGCAACACTTGCGACTCGTGTCTCTCCCGACACGGGAAGGTCCGCACCTTCAAGCAATGGGAGCGCCTCGGCCTCCCTGGCGATCCCGTGCTCGTATGCTGCTCATTCGAGCCGCGGTGTCAGTGCACCCTGGGCCCGGTGAGCGGCTGATCCTCGACACGACGCGGGCCGCGTGATTCATTCCTTCGCAAGTTCCACAACCGCGAGGGTTGACCGATGACCGAAGCAGAGAAGGCCGCGGCCGCGAAGGCTGAAGCCGAAGCGAAGACGAAGGCGGAAGCCGAGAAGGCGGCCGCGGAGAAGGCGAAGAACGAGGCCGGCTCCGACGACGACGAGAAGCCCGACGACAAGCCCATGAGCCGGGCCGACTTCGAGGCCTTCAAGACGAAGGCGAACAAGGAAGCCGAGAAGCACCGGCTTCGCGCGAAGGCCTCCGACGAGGCGCTCGAGACCATGCGGAAGTCGTTCGCGCAAGCGCTCGGGATCAAGGTCGACGGCGAGCCCGCGGGAGTCGACGCGGCCGCGAAGGCGAGCCTCACGAAGCAGCGGAACCTTCTCCTGCGCTCCGAGTTCGTCGGGATCGCCGCGAACGCTGGCGCCTTCTCGCCCTCGGATGCGTTCGAGCTCGCGCGCCCGTACCTGAAGGACGTCGCGGTCGACCTCGAGGCGGAGACCGCCGACGGCGCCGCGATCTCCGAAGCGCTCGAGCTCCTCAAGAAATCAAAGCCGTTTCTCTTCCGGGCGGAATCCGGGCAGAATGGCGGAACCGGAGGCGGGAAGCCGCCGGAGAGAATGCCCGACGGTCGCGGAACCTCGATGACTGGCGGAACGGCTTACGAGCAATGGATGGCGCTCGAGGCCGCGGGTCGACGCGCGGAAGCGGCGGCCTTCTACGGAAAGAACAAGCCCGCCATCAAGGCGACTTGGAAGAAATAAGCAGCGCGAGAAGGGCGGCCCGCGAGGGGTCGAGACCTGGCGCGTTGAAGTGACAACCGCCGCACCCACACTTCACGCAAGGATCAACCCGCCATGGCTTTGACTCTGACTTCGGTCCTCAACACGGAAGTTTTTGCCGCGATCGCGGCAGAGCTTCTCCTCGCCGTCGACGACGTTCACATCTATCTCGAGAACGGTCCGATCGACCGTTCGATCGAGGCACCTCCCCCGGGCGCGACGACTGTCGCGTTCAACAAGCCGGTCCTCCCTGGCTCGACGTACGCCACGTTCCAGGAGTCCGGCCGTCGCCTGACTGAAGGAACCGACGTCAACGCGGGCTCGCTGGCGATCTCGCTCGGTGCGACGGTCCTCACGATCCGCGAGTACGGCGGGCCGCACGACGGGACCAACATCGTTCCGTTCGGCATCACTGAGCGAATGAAGCTCCTCGCGAAGCACAACCTGGCGGAGCTCATCGGCGCGTTCATGCGGCGCGATCGCGTGAAGTTCCTGAACACGACCTACCGCGATCTTCTCCTCGGGACGACGAACGTCGTCGTCGCGTCGGGTGCCGCGGAAGGCGCCGTCGTCGTGAGCCAGGGAATGACCGCGGTCGTCATGCGCGCCCTGAACAAGCTCGCGATCGACTCGAAGATCCCGCCCTACGCCAACGGCCGCTGGCGCTACGCGATCAACTCGAAGGACATGGCCGCGTTGAAGGCGGACGCCGACGTCAAGGCGCAGCTGAACTTCAACGCCCAGGACTCGGCGAACGTCCGCGGTTACATCGGCACGTGGGAGGGGATGGACTTCATCACCGACACGTACATGCCGACGAAGGGTGTCGGCGCCGGCTCCGCGGTGACCGGCTACCAGGGGATCCTCTGGGGCCCGAACGGTATCGGTCACGAGCCCGTGATGAACCCCGAGCCCCGCCTCGACCCGTCGAACGACTTCGGTCGTCGCGACCGCATGATGTGGATCAGCTACGACGCGATCGGCCTGCTCTACCCGGAGTTGATCATCCGGACGATCACGACCTGATCGCGTGACACCCTCGAGGGGCCCGGGCCGCGTGCGTCCGGGTCCCTCTTTTTTCGGCACGCAAACGAACGGAGCAAGTCATGGCCGCAGAGACCCCGAAGGCTTCACCCTCGACGCACGCGGCAACCCGCGACCTCGCGAACGCCGGAACCGATCCCCTCTTCCTCACGAAAGAGAAGGGCGGCGCCAACTGGAACCCGGGCGGGTCGATCGCGTTCCCGACGGATCCCGCGGCCGCGGCGGAGCTCGACCGCACCCTGGGGAAGCTCGCGCGCGAGTTCTCCTCGCACATCAAGGTTCCTGGGAAGGTCGTCGACGGCGAGTTCGAGCCGGAGCCGCTTCGCCTCCGCGAGAAGGTTCTCCGCGACGGCGTGAAGCTCCACCCGGATCACCTCCCGGGCCCGATGAACGCGCAGATGAAGGGCCACGTCACCAACTGGAAAGAGCAGCGCGCGACCCGTTGCGCGGAGCCCGGGTGCTACTACCCGTTGAAGGTGAAGACCCTCGAGCGGAACAACCACGATCCGATCAAGTTCCCGGCGGAGGGCGGCGGGGAAGTGATCGCCGGCGAGTGCTCCTGGGAGCCGCGGCACGCTGGCGGGCTCCAGTTCATCCCGGTTCGTAAGCCCGGCGACGAGGGCTGATCCGTGTCGTTCTCCTCGAGCCCGAAGATCCCTGTCTCGGTCGCCTCGACGGAGAGCACGATCCTCGATCTCCTCGTTCCGTCGGCGAGGAGAATCGCGGTGCAACTCGAGCCGCCTGCGGGACAAACCCTCACCGCACGGGTCAAGGTCGCGCTGTCGAGTGACGCGCAGCCGGCCCTCACGACCTTCCCGGACTTCGCCGACCCGATCGACTCAACCGGCCGGGTTGGGTTCCTCGACGTCGACGCGGCGCACCGGGTGGTGATCGTCGGCG